CACCCACCTCCGGGTTGGTGATCGCCATGGCGTTGGCGTCAGACACCACGTCATCGCCTACGGCCACTGCGCCGCCGGTCTCCACCACCGTGGTGCCCATCACATCCAGGCTCAGGTCGTCGCCATCCACGGCAGAGAAGTTGGCGACACCAAAGGCTTCCGCTCCGGCGGCATCCAGCTGGGCACCGTCAAAGCCGACGAAGCGATGGGCGGCCACCGTGCCGACAGCCACCGCCGTCAGCGTTAGAACAGGAATCTTCTGGCTCATGCTTTGCCACCTCCGCGCTGCACGGCATTGACTGCCGTGACGTAGTCACACTCGTGCTTCTCTTGGTAGGCCAGCGCTTGCGAGTGCAGGCGCGCCTTTTCCGGGTTGACCTGGTAGCCATCCGGGGTGTGGTACTGGCCCGCGTCGTCAGCGTCACCACCACCAGCGGCGCGCTCGCTGTAATCCACCGCCACCGGCAGCTCTTTCAGGAACGTCTCCAGGAAGTCGCGCCCGGTCGTTTTGGTGGCGTCCTTGCCTTCGCCAAATTCCAGCGCGCCCTCGGCGTCCTGGCTGGCCATAAACGCCACCAGGCCGTCGCGGTGCTTGGGCAGCACGCGCCCTTGTGTCACCAGGTCGTCGACCAGGGAGGCGCTCGCCTCGGCGCGATACTTCTGCTCGCGCTCGGCAAAATCGGCTTCCTGCTGTTTAATGCGCGCCTCGCGGGCCTCGGCCTCTTGCTCGCGGCGCTCCAGTTCTTGCTTGTCCACGTCGGTCACCTCCGGGGTGGTTGGGTGGGGCGGGGTTGGCCGGGGCGTCTCGCTGTAGGCGGACGACTCGGAACGGTCTTCAAGCGCTTCAATTTCCCAATCCGGCAGTACCTTGTCGGCAGCTTCCACACCGCCCTCGGCAATCAGCTTTTCACGCAGGGCGCGAAACAGGCGCTGCAGGATGCCGCCACGGATCTCGCCAAACTCAAGCTCGACAACGTCGCGCTCAGGCTCGCTAAACTCGATCTGTTTAAGGCCCTTGATGGCGGGCGGCTGGGCACCCAAAAAGCCCACATGGCGCAGGTAGTAAACGCCGGGCTTAGGGTTAGCGGGGGAATCGGGGCGGTAGAAGCTGGCAGACACTTTCTTGAAGCGGCCAGCCGCCACCATTTCGGCAAACTGCGGCTCCACCTGGTCAGGGGTAGCCTCTAGGGTGTCGGCAAACGACAGCGACTTGACCCAGCCATAGGCGGGGTGGTCGTGGCGCGGATGCCCCACCACGATAGGCGCTTCATGCAACGCCGGATCGTAGGCGGCGGCGCTATCGCGCAGCTGCTGCTCGGTAAAGCCGATGGTCTCGCCAGACATATCGGTATGCTTGCCCGGCTTGAAAATTTCGATGCGCTGCATAGCGGCCTCCCGTGTTCGTGGGGGCCAGTATCGGAAGCAAGGGGGGTGTGCGGTAAGGCGAAGGGCTTCAGCGGAAAGCCCAGAGTGCAGCAGGGGATCAGGGGAGAGGGGAGTAAGTGTGCATAAAGGAGGGAGTGGCGTCTATTTTTTTGCCGGGCTCACAGGGCTTTCTATTTTGCCCTGTGAGCGGCGAAGCCGTAAAACCCGCATCATGCGCCACCTTTACGGCTAAAAACGCTCCACGTTGTTTAAAACCCGTTTAACGGCGAAGCGTGCAGGGAGGTTAAACGAAAAATTGAGATGGGTCGCGGAAACCGAACATGGCCAGCGCCATATACAGCCGCAAATTGGTAGCCGACAAGTCACCACCATGAACCATTTTTGACGCCAGCGCGCCAAGGTCTGCCATCAGTATCTCCTTCTCCCAAACACCACGGCGAATACCGAAGGTTTTCATAAACTCCAGATCAAACTCGCATTCACCCAGCGGGCGCTCGGTATTTCGATAGGGATTCATCGGCGTCCAGGTAGGTTCGCTAGTCCATAGCTCAGGCCGGGGCATGACCGGCAAATCTAGCGTGTAAGCATACATTGCCTCAAATATACGCCGCTGCTGCCAGCCTAACGAAGCCGTAGGAATCCCCAAGAACACACGCAAAGCATCGGCCTCACTCACACCCACCTGTCGAGAGAAGGTGCTCGTGCTACCCTTGCCGCTATAGAGCATGCTAGTGAAATTATCCGTAAAGGCCCTGCGCTGCTCATCCGTCAGCATGTCAGCATTGAGAGCTATCAGTGTGCTTTTCATATCCCCTCCTTTATGCGTTAGCTGAGTGCACTATGCGCTCAAGACGGCTAGCCAATGACTCCAGGCGGGCAATAAGCCGCTCGTCTCCACTGGAAATACCTTTGGGTTCAGGCTTGGCGCTGTCAAAAATATCGGCGATCTCGCGGGCAAGATTGCTCTCATCGCCTGCGCGCTGCGGCTTGGGGAAGGGAATGACGTTGTTGCGCGAAGAAGTAGTCATGTCAGACTCCTGTAATTTGCTAAGTTTCAGGCGCTAAGTAGGGTGCCGGGCGGTTAGCAGCTGTACAGGACAGCCCCAGATATTCCCCCGAAGGGTCTTTTATTAACTGGCCACCCGGCATAAACCGGTTTTTCGGGCACAAAAATACCGCCTTGTCGGTGGCGGTTATGTCCGCCTGTAAGAGGTTGCTACGCCTCGTAAACAAACCATAGCCGCACACTCTCATAAATGCAAGCCACTTGAATTAGGACATAGGGCCGCTGGCAGGCATGGCATGCCTTGCCAGCACCTCGTCAATCACCTGGCGATCTTCGCTGGAAAGCCCCAGGTAAGGGCGGGCAGGAATCGTTACCTGCTTGACCAGGGCAAAGGCCCCGCCGGGCCGACCAATGGCCAGCGCGCCACCGCCCTTGGCCTTCACGGTGCCGCCCAGCTGGTGAATCGCCCCATAGATCTTGTTGGTGCCTTGCTCCAGCACATCCTTGCCCGCCCGGTAGTGGATCGAACCACGCAAGCCGCTACCGCCGCTCTCGGTCAGGATCTGGTCGTTGCGCTTATTGGCCTTGGTGAAGTCGCTCAGCGGCTCCCAGGGCCTACCTTCGGGGTCGGTCTCGCTGCGAAAGCGCTCCTCGACAGCGCCCTGCAGGTGCTCGCCAATCTCCAGCAGCGCCGGGCGCAGGTTCTGCATATTGCTGCGCATGCGCCCCAGCATCTCGGCCACTTGCTCGTCGCGGATCTCGTGTTTCAGCTCGATGCCGGCCATGGCTTACTCCAGGTCTGGGTCCAGGTCCTCGGGGTCCTCGCGCAACGCGGCGCGCACCTCGGTCATCATAGCCGTGGCCAGCACGTCCGGTAACTGGCGGTACTTGCGCTCCACGGCCTCTCGCGTGCGGGCGGCCACGCTGCGCCCCGGCGGGTAGTTAAAGCCAGGGTCAACACCCTCCGGCACGTCTTCCTGGCGCACCCCGGTCGTGTCTTGCCACGGCTCGCGACGGGTGGCGGGGGCAGTGTCCGGGCCATCCTTGCCCATGCGCGCCAGGTCGCTCGGCCCTTTGGCCACCACCTTGCAGCTACACCCCCAGCCATTGGGCGGGTAGTGCTCATTCCACCAGGGGTCGTCGGCAGGCAACACCATTCGATCCCACTGCAGGTGCTCCTCACGGGGGTCAGCACTGCCGCCATGCAGGTACTGCCAGTAAGGCCGCACCTTGAGCAAATCCGGGTCGGTTAGCTGAGCATGCCGCCCGGCGGCATAGGCGGTACGCAGGTTGGTTTCGTAAATGACCCGCGTGCGCCATCCGCGCCCGCCACGATACTCCCAGCCAGTGCGCGCCACGGTATCGTCGAAGCGCTCACGGAACTGGGCCAAGGTAGTGCCGCTGCTGATCGCCTCGTCGACAGCGTCGCGCAGGTCGTTCAGCAAGTCAGCCTTGGCCGCCCCTGCCACCATAAAGGCGCTGTCGTGAGCATCCTTCCACACGTCCGTCCAGCGCTCGCTGGGCATGTTGACCTTGTTGCGAAAGAAGGCGATCGCCTCCTCAAACGGCAGATCCCGGTACTCGATAGCCACTACTCGCCCTCGCTCACATCGGCGCGCCCGGAAAGCTCAGCGGCGGCGATGGCTTTCTGCATCACCTTGGCCAGCTGCTCGCTAGGCATTTCGGCATACAGCGCCGCCATGCCGTCGCGCACCTCCTCCAGGCTTCCCGCATTCGCCAGCAGGCGGCGCACCGGCTCCATCATTTCGCCCCAGGCGGGCTCGGCTTCACGCTCCAGGCGGTCGGTCATCATGTCGCCACGCCGCTTGGCGCTGGCGTCATCACGCTCACTAAAGCCCAACGGCGCTGCCGGTGGCGGGCGGTTGTCCACTTCCCAGCCGTCGCCATAGCGCTCCTGCACATAGTGCAGGTTGGGGCGGTACCCCAGCCGCGCCACGCGCTCGTCGCGCTCGGCCAGCTTGTTGAGGTCTTCCGGCTGCTCCATCTTGCGCCACACGCGGGGCGTGGCGGCATTGGGGAAGTTCCATTCGGTCAGCCACTTGGCCACGCTGCGGTTGAAGCTCTCGCACACCACGTCCGCGTCGGCCTTGATGATATCGTCGCGCACGTCGCTGGCCATGTCCTCGCCACCCAGGCGGCCCGGCGCGCTCTCGCTGGAACCGGTATGCCCCAGAATCACCTTGGCGATAGCGCGATCCATGCGGTCATACAGCGAGGTGTAGTCAGCGGTACCGCTGCGCGCCGCCTCGATCAGCTCGATCTGCATGCCGTCAGGCACAATCACACCGCTGTCGCTATGCACGGCCTGCAACGCCTGCAGCAGCTTCTGCTTTTGCCCCTCGGTACTGGACTGGGGAAACGTACCCTTGGCGGTGGGCTGGCCAAACTTGTCCAGGAACACCAGCCACAGCCGCAGCCCGTTACGCTTGAAAAACACCGGCCAGTAAAGCCAGTGCCCAAGCCCCTGGCCATAGGGCTCGTCGTCGTGATCGGCACCGGTGGCAAAGTGCCAGAACTTGCGGTCAGGCAGCAGCTCGCCATTGGGCTGGTCAGCCGTTAGCAGCCGCAGCCGCCCGGCACCGTCGAAGCGAAAGCGGCGGCGGTTACGCACGCGCAGCTGGTCAAGGGTCACAAAGCGGCCATCGCGCCCCCACAGGCACTCAGCCACCGAATAACCGTAGAACACGCCGTACAGCATGCCCTTGGTGGCACGGTCGAAGCGGATAGCCTGCAGCTGCTCGCGCAGAAACTCCGCCGCCGCCTTATCCTGGCGGCGCGGGCCGCCGGGCTCCACCTCCCACTCGGCAGACACGGTGGCCAACTGCCGCTGCGCCCAGGTGGCCTGCACCTGGTCGTCGCGCAGCAGCTCCTCATAAAGCCGCAGGTCGCCGCCGCCACGGGCAGCCAGCACCGTGTCGCTAGGCTGCAACAGCTGCAACGGCGACACAAAGCCCCGCGTCATATCGCGGCCATCCAGCGTAGTGGCCACCTCCTGCATTTCGGGCTTAGTGCTTGCCATTAAAAGCTCCCTGTATCCATGCTGCCGCCGATCGCGCCCCAGCCTACATCCTGGGTCACGCGCCCGCCCTCATAGCCGGTGCGCTGCACGCCGGTCGAACGAAAATCAATCTCCACCCCATCCTGGCGGGTGGCGTAGTGCGCCAAGGCCAGGGCGATGGCCGCATCGCCGTGGCGCTGCTGCTGGCCGGTGCTCTTGGGCAGGCGCGCCACCCCATTGACCAGCTTGAGCGCCCGCAGGTCATCCAGCACATGCGCGTCTTTAGGGATCAGCAGGTCGCCATCCTCAAAGGCCGCCTTGAGCGGCGGCATGTGCTCGCGGTACCACCCCTCGGTAAACTGCACCTCATGGATGCGCGACCCATAGTGCTGGGTGGCCACCTCTGCCAGGTAGGCACCATTACCCCGCGCATCCAGCGCGCCCACATGGAAGCGGGCCAGCCGGTCGCAAATGTAAAACAGCACCTGGCGCTGCTGCTCGAAGGGCATGTTGCCCAGCTCCACCATGAACGGCACACGGCGCGTCAAGTCAGCGCCCACCACCATCGGCACAATCACCGTCAGGTCGGACACGCGGCCAAAGTCTTCACCCACGCTCACCAAGAACTCAGCGGGCAGGCTCAACAGCAGCGGGGCCAGCTCACGCTCGCACCAGTCGCGGATCTCGGCCTCGCGCAAGTGTGGGGCCCAGTGCTTGAACTCGTCTTCCATCCGCAGGCGCAGCACCGGCGCACTGTCCACCATGCGCGCTTCGATCAGCGCACGCGACAGCCAGGCACCGCTACCCTGCGAGGGCACCACGTCCAGCTCCTCGCTGGCCGCATCGCCGTAAAAGGCGTACACGCCCTCCATCCACTCCTGCTCACCCTTGGCCGTCCACTCTTTACCCAGGCGCAAGCACACGCGGCGATACAACCCCTGCTTAATCGCCTCTTTGAAGCTAATGCGCTGTACCGATCCCGCCCGCTTGCCTGCGCGGATATCGCTAATCAGCTCATTAAACGGGTTGCGCTCGCCATTGTGGGTGCTGATCACACGCACCTTGCCGCCCCAGATCAGCAGCGCCAACGCCGCCTTCAGCAGCTCGCCCAACTTGTCGTGGAAGGCCGCCTCGTCAATCACCACCACCCCTTGCTTGCCGCGCAGGTTGGCGGGGCGACTGGAGAGCGCCACCACGCGGTGGCCACTGTCGGGGAACTTAATGGTGAACGTCTTGATATGCTTGTCGTCGCCATCGTCTTCCCACAGGCCCTCCTCGACGGCGCTGGCCGCATGATTGAACACCCGCGCCCACATGCCGCACGCCTCGACGTACTCGATGGCCATGTCCTGGTTATAGCCAATGTAATAAACGTTCATGCCACCGGCGCTTTTGGCGGCAGCGGCGATCAACACATCGTCCGCCGCCTCCGCCCAGGTCAGGCCGGTACGCCGCGATTTCTCGCTAACCTTCAGCTGGCTGTCGTCTGCGATCCACGCCTGCTGGTAGTCCAGCAGTACCGGCGGCGGGTCGGCATCGTGGGTGGCGGGGAGCTTGACGGGTACGCTACTCATTTGGCGATCCCCAGCAGCTCGCGGCGCAGGTCGTTCACCATCTCGGTAGACAGGCCGCCGCGCTTGGCGATCTCGGTTGCCTTGTCCGCTGCCTTCTTGGCCATCTCGCTACGGATACGCAGCTCGCGCTCCATGCTTACCTTATCGGCGCTGGCCAGATCCTTGATCGCCCCCGCCAAAAACATGATGTCCTTGGTGCTGATCTCGGCATCTTCATCGCCAGCGTTGGCCAGCTGCTGGAAAGCCACGGTGCGCAGCATCTCCGACAGCAGGCGGCCCACGTCGCCATCCGGGTCTTCCTCTAACTTGCCCACCCACACCTTGGCCAGCTCCTGGGCTTCGCGGTAGCGCTCCATTTGCTTGCGGGCCGACTTGACGTAACGCCCCACCGCGCTGCGGCTGGGGGCGTCATCGCCCATCATGGTGTCGAGCTTTTCGACGATCTGATCAATCGTGGCGCGACCGTCACGAATGGCACGATCCACGCTCTCACGAATGCGCGGGTCTAACTTGGCAACACTGCTACGGCGGGCCATGGCTTACTCCCCCGGCATCGGTCGCTTAACACCGCGCACGCGGGCACGCCCTGCCGCCGCATCGCCGCCCCGCGCCGTCAGCTTGGCCACCGCCACGCTACCCACGTCCGTCACCGTGACCAGATCCTGCTCGGCCAGCCAGTCCAGGTCGACCATCAGCCGATCCTGGCTAACGGCATGGCCCATGCTATCCAGGGCGCTACCCAACAGCAGGGCACTGGCGCTATACCCTGCCGATTGTTCCAGCAGGCGCAGGATCTGCAGGCGTCGATCCTCGGTCAGAATGCGCTTATAGCTCATTTGCGTTGCTCCAACAGGTGTTGATGAATCATGCCCAGCTGCTTGGCCAGCGCCTCATTGGTGGAGGTTGCCCGCACCAGCCCCTGGTTGGTCTCATCCAGCTTGCGCCACAGGTCGCGCAGCTCTTTGCTGCCAGGGCGGTGGCGCAGGTCGTGATCAACGCCGTCCACGCGGCGCTCCAGTTCGTCCACGCGCTCGTTGATCGTGTCGATCGCCTGCCCGGTGGCGCGGTGACGATTCACCCACCAGGCGTAGGCGGACACCGCCGCCAAGCCCGCCACCTGCACCAGGTCGAAAAAAAAGCGGGCCGCCGTCCAGTCGATTGGCTCTACCATCATCCCCTCGCATAGCGTTTTTTAAGTTTGTCGTGATCTGCCTGGCAGGGCACGCAGCGCCTCGCATTGGGCAACACCGCCAGCCGCTCGGGCGGGATCTGCTCGCCGCACTCTTCACAGCAGCCATCCGGCGATGGCGCTGCATTGGCCATTTGCTCCCTGTGCCGCGCCAAGGCGGCCTCGCGCTCACGCTCACTCAGCGTGGCCGCCGTCTCGTATTGCTGCTCTGTCCACACAGTCCTGACTCCATTCGCGTGACGCGGCGACTCGCTTCCAGCCTGCCTTGCCCCATTCGTGCAGCGCGGTGGCGTAGGCGGCCACCTCGCGCTGCGTATAATCACCGCCGGGCGTTACCGGCTCTGTCTTCGTTTCGGTCATGCCCGCCGGTAGTGCGCACAGCACCACCGTGGGCAAGGGTTCGGGCGGTTCTTCAGGCTCCGGGGTACTCGCGCAACCGGTCAGCGTCATCACCACCAGCGCGCCACACACCAGCCACACCACGCACGGGCGGCCGGGCCACCAGACCACGGCAGCTAGCGAGGCGCACAGCACCAGGAATTGCCAATAAGGCAGGATGACGACGGTCATGGCAGCGCCTCCAAGGCATCTCGCAGCACCGGTGCCACCGGGCCGTTATCGCTTTCAGGGGCCTGCTCGATGCGGCGCTGAAGCGCCCGGTAGCGGTCACCGCTTTCAGCCAGCTCGGCCTGTAACTCACGCACGGCACGCTCGGCCTGTGCCTGTTCAGCAATGGCGGTTGCCAGGTCGTCGCGGTAGCGCTCGGCGCGCGCCTGCCAAGCGTCGAGCCCTTTGCGTAGCACTTCGGCATCCGCCCGCGTCTCGCTCA